GTGTACCCCCTGAGCAAAGAATATCACGTTGGCTTGAAAAGGCTGATGAGCTTGCTCGTGATTGGAAACCATCGGAAAGCCTTTTCCTCGATTAGTATGGTAAGGTGCGGTTTTTATGTTCCAAGAGAATCTAAAAGTATTAAGATATATCGAACTCAGTGAGGGATCAGGATATTGCTATTATGCGAAAGAGAAATGACTAAATTAAGTTTGTAATTACATTGAGAGATTAAGAAGTATAGGTTTTACATAGCACTTGTCATAGCGGCAGGTGCTTTTTTCATGTTGTATGGGAGCCAGGAATGGCTCCTTTTTTCGTAGGAGAAAGGCAGGTGGGAGCATGGCGTCCAGAATCGTGGGCATTACAGTTGAAATTGGCGGGGATACTACAAAGCTCTCCACCGCCCTTTCCAAAGTCAATAAAGAGATCCGGAACACACAGAGCCAGCTGAAGGATGTGAACAAGCTCCTGAAACTGGATCCTGGCAATACGGATCTGATGGCGCAGAAACAGAGACTCCTGACGCAGGCAGTCAGCGAGACAAAAGAAAAACTGGATGCCCTCAAGCTGGCCAGCCAGCAGGCAAACGAGGCGCTGGCAAGAGGGGATATCAGCCAGGCGCAGTATGACGCCCTGCAGCGGGAGATTGTGGAGACAGAAAAGGCACTGGAGGAGCTGGAGAGGCAGGCGAACCAGTCTGCTACGGCGCTGCAGAAAATCGGGGCGACGGGGGAGAAGCTGAAAGGGGTGGGTTCCTCCATCGAGGGTGTCGGGAAGAAGCTGATGCCTGTGACAGCAGCAGTGGGAGGTCTTGCCACAGCTGCGGTGAAGGTTGCTTCTGATTTCGACTCTGCCATGAGCCAGGTGGCAGCGGTATCCGGGGCAACGGGGAAGGAACTGGAAGCACTCCGGGACAAGGCGAGGGAGATGGGGGCAAAGACCAAGTTCTCCGCATCCGAGGCGGCGGAAGCCATGAACTACATGGCGATGGCAGGCTGGAAGTCAAAGGACATGATCTCAGGCATTGACGGGATCATGAACCTTGCCGCCGCTTCCGGGGAAGACCTGGCGACGACCTCCGACATTGTGACGGATGCCCTGACCGCCCTTGGGCTGTCAGCGGCGGATTCCGGGCATTTCGCGGATATCCTTGCGGCGGCAAGCAGCAATGCGAACACGAACGTCGCTTTGATGGGCGAGACGTTCAAATACTGTGCACCCGTGGCGGGGGCGCTTGGATTTACGGCGGAGGATACGGCGGAAGCCATCGGCTTGATGGCGAATGCAGGTATCAAGTCATCCCAGGCAGGCACGGCCATGCGTTCCATGCTGACCAGCCTTGCCGGGGAGGTGAAATTTACAGGAAGCTCCTTTGGGGAGCTGACGGTTCAGACCACCAACACGGACGGGAGCATGAGAAGCCTTGGGGAAATCCTGGCAGACTGCCGGGCGGCGTTTGCGCAGATGTCCGAGTCAGAGAAAGCGGCCAATGCGGAGGCGCTGGTGGGCAAGAATGCCATGAGCGGCTTCCTTGCGGTGATGAATGCCGCCCCGGCGGATATTGAAAAGCTGAACGGCGCCATCACGAACTGTGACGGCACGGCGGAGAAGATGGCGGCTACCATGCAGGACAACCTGACGGGGCAGCTAACTATTTTAAAGAGCCAGCTGGAAGAGCTTGCCATCTCCATCGGGGAAATCCTGATGCCGTCCATCCGGATGATCGTGGGCTGGATACAGAGCTTTGTGGACTGGCTGAACGGGCTGGATGAGGGGACAAAGAAGATCATTGTGACGATAGCCCTGCTGGTTGCGGCGGTTGCGCCGGTGCTGATCGTGGTGGGGAAAGTGATCGGTGCAGTCGGAACGATCATGACTGTGATCCCGCAGATCGCGGGGGCAATCTCCGGTGTGGTCGGGTTTGTGTCCGGCACGGTGATCCCTGCGATCACAGCGGTGGTGGCGGCTATCGGCTGGGTGCCGATTGCCATTGCGGCGGTGATTGCCGTTATCGTACTGCTCTGGAATAAATGTGAATGGTTCCGGGACGCAGTGACGGCGGTTTGGGAGGCAATCAAGTCAGCGACCGTTGCGGCATGGAACGCCATCGGCACATTCCTTACAGGCTTATGGAATGGGATTGTGGAAACGGGGAAGGCGGTTTTCCAGGGGATGTCCTCTTTCCTGGCTGCCTGCTGGCAGGGCATCCAGAATATGTTCACTACGGTATTAACGGCTATTTCCCTGTTTTTCAGTACCATCTGGAATACCATCCGGACTACGGTGGTAACGGTATGTACGGCCATCCAGACATTCCTCAGTACAGCATGGACGACGGTTAAAACAGTGATCACAACAATCCTGACTGCTATCCAGATGGTATTCTCTACGGTGTGGAATGCCATCAGGGCGGTGGTCATTGCGGTGGTATCGGCGATCCAGGCCTTCATCACTTCCGCATGGAATACTATCAAATCGGTGGTATCCACGGTGATGAACGCGGTCAAGTCTGTGGTATCCAGGGCGTGGAACAGTGTGAAATCCGTGACTTCCTCCGTGCTGAATGCAGTAAGGTCAGCGGTCTCCTCTGTGTTTAACGGCATTGTCTCCGGTATCAGGACGGCGATGGGGAATGTATACAGCGCAGTATCATCCGGATTTAACCAGGCGGTCAGCTTTATCACGGGGCTTGCGTCCAGCGCGTTTAGGTGGGGCGCTGACCTGATCAACGGCATCGTGAACGGCATCCGCAGCGCCATCGGGAATGTCATAAGCGCAGTGAGCGATGTGGCGAATGCCATCCGCTCGCACCTGCATTTCTCCGTGCCGGATGAAGGCCCCCTGACAGATTATGAGAGCTGGATGCCGGACTTCATGAAGGGGCTGGCGCAGGGGATTGAAAAGAGCAAAGGGATGGTAAGAAAGGCCGTGGACGGCGTCGCCGCAGATATGGTCATCAATCCAAGGGTTTCCGCCATGGAAGCGGGGCTGGCGCAGGGAAGCTCCCTGGATTCCATGCGGCAGATGATGTCCGGCCTCCAGGAGATGCTGGAAGGCATGAAGGGGGCGGACAGCTTTGGGACAATCGTGATCCCGGTATATGTGGGCGGCACACTGTTGGATGAGGTGGTGGTTAGCGCACAGGCAAGGCAGAACTTAAGGTCAGGAGGGAGGTAGGCATGGCGTTTATTCAGTATCTGGTGTTTGACGGGACGGCGCTCCCCCTGCCGGATTCCTACGAGGTGCAGATGTCCGATGTGGAGGCGGATTCCGGGGGCGAGACGGAGGCAGGGACGACACAGCGGGATGTGGTGCGGCTTGGGGTGGTTTCCATCCCCGCCGCTTTCTCCGTTTCCCCGAAGTGGCTGAAGCTGCTGACGGGGTTTAAGCAGAAGGAGAAGATCACGGTGGATTACTTCGACACGGAAACGCTGGAGATGAAACGGACGGAGATGTTCATTGACGGGTATAAGGCAAGCCTGGTGAAGGATACGTCCTATAAGGGGCTGTGGAAGGTGAGTTTTACTTTGAAGGAATTTTAGGATGACGGGGAGGGGGATTCGTGGTATGATGATGTAAAAAATTGTTATTTGGGAGAGGAAGATATAATGAGTATAGAAGAACAGTTTAATATCATAGCAAAAGAGTATGATGTTAACAGGCGAAATTTTATTCCCTGTTTTGATGATTATTATGAAACAACAACAAATTTTATTGCGGCAAATATTGTGCAACCGAAAAGGATTCTGGATTTGGGTGCAGGAACAGGGCTTCTGACGTACTACTGGTATAAGAACTTTGATTCATCAGAGTATGTTCTTGTAGATATAGCAGATGAAATGCTGAACGTTGCAAGAAAGAGATTTTTAGGCATTAAGAATGTGAGTTTTGAAGTATCAGACTATTCAAAAGCATTTCCACAAGGGAAATTTGATTGTATTATCTCTGCTTTATCTATTCATCACTTAGAGCAAGAAGATAAACAGAAATTATTTTCCCGCATTTATGCTCAACTACCTGAGAATGGTATTTTCGTAAATTATGATCAATTCTGCGGCGGCTCAACTAAAATGAATACATGGTTTGATACTTATTGGATAAATAAACTTGAAAGCAGTGATTTAACAACAAAAGATATTGAACAGTGGAAAGAGCGTAGAAAACTAGATAGGGAAATTTCTGTTGAAACCGAAGTTCAAATGCTTGAACAATGTAGTTTCACAGAAGTGAAATGTGTATATTCATGCCAGAAGTTTGCGGTTATTGTCGCAGTTAAATAATTTTTGCTTGCCGGACGGGAGCAATGATCCCGTTAAATATAAAACACAAAGATAAAAACGCAACGTGCATCCAATAGGTGCGCCAGAGCCGGTAGGTAGCCCGGCCGTCCTGTCGCAAAACAGGGTAAGTAACCTGCCCTCCTGGGTTGTCCGTTCTTTGTTCATAACACATTTAAGGAGGGTTTCATTATGGACAGAGCGAAAGCAGGGCTGACAGTATTTTTTGAGGGGCCGTTCTGGGTTGGCATATTTGAGAGGGTTGAAGACGGAAAACTTTCTGTATGCAGGGTGGTATTCGGGAA